ATCTGTGCCTTTCGTGCAGACCATTGTCCAGGATTACCACCTTTACCACTAGCCTTGATTCTGCGAAAAAGTGCAGCTCTCATTTTTGGCTGTGTATAGTTTCCAGCTGCGTTTACTGCCATAGCTTCCTCATAACCTAGCGTCTGGTAGATACATTCCACCAATATCTGTTTTAATTAATTCCATTGCATCTGATGCTGATGAACCTTGACTTCTATATCTTCTATAGAGCTTTATAACTTCTGACATTGAGGGTGCGCCTTTCATTTTCATCATGTCACCAAACTCTCCAGCGAGTTTTTGTTCTATGTCTTTTGTCTTTTCTTTAGAAGTGAAAAGTGTTTTCTTCTTAGCCATTACTTCTTCTTCTTTTTAGAAGCCATAATTTTAGATTGAAGATTCTTTGGTAGAGTCTTCTGCTTTGCAGACAAACCATTCTTCTTCGCTGGTGGTCTACCTTTCTTGCTTCCGTAAGTTCCTTTTCCCATAGGCATAGTATTATCCTTTCTTTTTGTTTTTATTTCTTCGTGAGATTGCCGCTGCTTTTCTCTTTGCGTCGGCTTTGCTTGACGCTCCCCACGCTCTTAGGCTGAGAAGAAGTCGAGTTGGTCTTCCCTTTGAGTCCTTTTCCGGCCCTCGCATTCCCCCCATCCTTGCTAGAAAGCTTGCCCTTCGAGGGTTGCTCCCTGACTTTACTGGAGCTTTTAGAGTTCCCTTCTTGTAACTTGCTCGACCTTTTGCGTTGAGTCCTCCCTTCGGATTCTTCCCTGCTTTTCTTTGCCAAGCTGGAGTCTTCGCCATCTTTTTTCCTTCTCAATATATTAGACATTAACACAGCAACACGCATAATCAATCCCTTTACAGTGGTAAATATTTTCATCGAGCTTTTTTCTCCTAAAATGTCAGCGTACTATCTCTTGCAACTGTAGTAGTGTAACTTTTAGGGTTACCCCCTACTACAGCTATATTGCACAGCATACTATCAGCAAATTATGATAGGTCTATGTTGACTGATATCGAACCAATATGATTATGCATTACTCTGTCTACTGCTTTGAAGCCAGCCCTATCTAGTAAATCTTTGCTAGCTTCTAGTTGCACATACTCACTCTTTGCTTTATCAGACAATGTTACTAGCTTACTCAGGGCTTTCGTAGCATTCATACTTAACTGCTCGTTGATACAAGTCATCATGTACTGTTGCACATGTGGCAATCTCAAAGCCTTACTAGCAGTGACTCTACCTGATTCTCCAGCACTGTATCCAGCTTGTTTACTCGCATCTGTGATTGAGCCACCACTTGCTACGAGTGTATCAACCAATGCTTTCTGCTTTGTTGTTAGCCTGTATGTCATTGAGCATCTCTCCTTCTGGTCATATGCTGATTGTGTTCGCCATGATTTAACCTTGTTTTTACCATTCATGTCAAGGTCTTAATTTCACTAGCTTCTATGTCCAGCCCCCAATACAGCCACCAAAGAGGTCATTCAAGATATGGTCTCCGTATGCTTCTTACGAGGTCACATAAATGCTTCACCCATAATATAGTCCTTTTATAGTGTTAATTTACTAACCAGTCTTACCATCAAAGGGCATACGTAAGGCGGTGCATATTTGCCAGCACAGAAGCTGGCGAATCTTTGTATTACCTTCAACAACTAATTTCCCCTTGCTGATAGACGCAATTCCTCGCGAAACAAATTAGCTGTTGACTTACAGCCCTTTGCTGGACACCTGTCTGCATAAATTAACAATATATAAAAGGAGTAATATCATGAGTAAAGATTTAGTAACACACGTAAGAGCATACTACGACCATATCTCAAATGACTGGCAGCGTTATTACGAGCTAGACAAAGCTAGTGCAGACCTTGAATTTAAGATTAAAAACAAGGATAAATACATAGCAGACAAATCAGCTGAGTATGACACAGAGCATGAGAGATGCACAACGACTAACACAGTCTCCACCACGCTAGAAAGATTGGACAATCAAATCGAGCAAGCTAAGGTGACTCAATCAGAGTTGAGAGAGATGAAACAAGCTGTGGATAAAGTGCTTGAGTCTCAGAACTTAGATGCAACACCTAGAAGGACTCTTGCTGAGATGCCAAAACGTGCATCAGAGACTATTGATAATACAGTATCAACAAAGAAGCAGCTTAAGTCTGAAAGCTAAACACGAAAGACCTGAGCAAGTCTATAAACTGCTCATCTTATTTATAAAGGAGAAAGATATGTTAGCAACAGCAATCACTTGTTACATGATAGGTAACCTAATGATTATGGGATTTATTATTTGGCTATGGAGGAAACCATGAGAGATTTTATTGAAGAAGTAGTTGGAGTAGCATTCCTGTTTCTCTGGTTTACCATCTTATTCTCAGGATTATTTGAGCAGTTCATGTTAGGGGTCATCGAGACCCTTAGCTGACCAGCTCTAGCTCAATAGTGCCAGCGTAAAGCTAGGCACTTATTGTTGCGTCGAGCTGCAAGCAAGGGACGAGTGGGGGCTGGCGTGAGTGTTGACCGCACCAGTGTCAGATTGAAATGTACAGTAACGAGTATGAATCAACCATAAAAATCAAAGGAGAAAGCTATGGAAAAAATTGATGAAGATATGTTTACGTTAGATACAAGTGGAGACAAGAGAATCGCACAGCTTAAGATAAATAGAAATGTAGAAATCTATTCAGCACCAAGAGGTAAGTTCTTAGTAGTAGAATGGGAGCATGGATTCTGCGAGAGACTTTACTTCAACACATTGTCAGATGCTATTCAGCATTGTGTAGAAATCAAAAGAATCTATGACAGAGTTAAACTTAAATACTCACATGCATATGGAGGTGTCAGCATGTAGGTAAATAAATACCCTATTAATATACCAACGAGCTTCCCCTCTAACAAAAACATCTTGCTCTCTGGTCAAGGCAACCTTCGGCACTTCGTGTCCTTGACCATGCAATCTGTTCTTGTTCTGAGGGCTTGTAAATTTTTAAAACAAATGATAAACTAAATATGGAGAAAGCAAATGGCACAATATCCTATATGGAATAGAGTATCTGCTTGTATATACAAGTCAGACAAAAGCTATGGAGTCAGGAATACTGGTGACGTTGAGGTTCGAGTAGGAACTTCATCACACAACAGTCATGTCTTCCTATCACACACCACTACAGTTCGTAAACATGAGAATGGAGACCAAGAGTTTCGTTTCTATGTCAATCGTGACTTAGTTAAGTGTGCAGTTCTTCCCAAAGGTAAGTATGAGTTAGAGTATAGGGAAGTTAAATCAATCAATGAACCATACATGTAAGGAGAAAGCTATGGACAGAACAGACGCAAGAGTAAATATAATTAACGATAGATACACAACTCAAAAGCATAAGATACTCCATCATCTTGAAAGGTTTGGAAGTATTTCACCACTTGAAGCACTCAAACATTATGGGTGTATGCGACTTGCAGCACAGATTCTTATTCTAAAACAAGATGGCTGCAACATCGTAACAACTATGCAACAGAAAGGTGACGTTACTTGGGCTGAGTATTGGCTAGAAGAAAGGTTTAGGAAGGAACACAAGCAAGCAACAAACTTCAACCTTGCTAATAGTGGTCAAGATATCCCAGTACCAAAGGCATTCTTTAAACAGGAACGAGAGCATTATGAGAACATAAGCAATGACCCAATGGAACAATGAATATGAAACAGTAGGAACATTTGTGTGGAACAACTTGACACACGATGTAAAGGTTCGAAGAGACTATCTAAACTATTCGGAGCATGGAATGCCCTATGTAGTTGACCATTTCGAACTGAATGTAACTAATGTAAATGGTTTTAAAGTAAAGAGTCCGCTAACAGAAACTGGGTATCGTTCATACATGCTGGCAAGAAGGTCAGAGCATTATGGAGGTACAACTCATTGCGATGAAGCAACAACCAATGAGCAGTTTCTGTCTAGCTTAATAGAAAAACTAGGCGATGAGCCACAACAACAGGAGTTAATGTTATGAGTATAGAAAAATCAGTAAGAGGAAAAGAAATGGTAACACTTGAACAAAGATTACAAGCAGACATGTTATTCTATGAGTCATTGAAAGATGATGAAGAAAGAATACCAAGCTGGGATGTACGATATGCATTCGGCAAAGTTCATGAATCAATCAAAGCAATAGCAGATATGTATCACTTTGTAGATGACTCACGTAACGAAGCCAATATACCAACACCAAGCTCGATGTTGAAGAAGACTATGCAGAAGGTACGAGAGATTCATTATGGTGACAAAGTTGAGTAACCCAATCAATGACCAGATAAAAGATACTGTTACTGATGAGCTAGACAGCTTAACAGTATCTGAGTTACAATCAATGGTCGAGAAGTTAGGCATGAACTCAGTTGTTCTTGATGATTTCTTACGAGATGTAGCACAACAAATGTATGAACAACTAAAGATTCATATTTAAAAAAAAGGGTGGCCTAAAAAGCCACCCAGTTTGAAGGATTAATATCATGATTACTAAAAACCAAATAAGAATACTATCAGCTTTGTACTATTTGATAAAGCAAAAAGAACAAAGAATAGTATTATCAAATCATATACGTCAACTTATACCAGATGTTAAGCAAGGAACCTTATCAACTACATTGCAATCACTTGAACATAAACTTGGATTAATAATTTCATTACCTTGTGATGCTGTTCTTAGAAGTATTTATGGTGCAAATATAAAATCACCTGGCACAACAAGAAAGTATTACATCACAGGAACTGGTAGGAAACTAGTCAATATATATTTGCAAATGGTAAAGAGAGATGGTAACAAAATAGACTATGAAAAGTTATCTGCAGCAGCTTACGGAAAAATCAGAACACCAGAGCGTAGACTTACGCAAGGCTTTTGATTGGGCTGGATTATCAAAAACAACATACTATCGACAGTTTAGAGGAACAGAGTTACGTTATGATACTGCTGCAAAAATTGAAAAAGCTATTGAACGCATTGCCACGATTCAAAAAAAATAAAGGCGTGGAAAACAGAGCATCAGTAGTATGCGATGCATGTGGTCAGACAACCCAATACTTTGTTGTATCCCTCTATAAAAGTACAAAGATATGTATGAAATGCTATGAGGAGGACACATGGTTAGCAAGAGTAAAGCAAAAGGAAGCTATCACGAAAGGTGGTTTCTAAAATTATTTAATAGTTTAGGTATTCGTACAAAGAAACAACCACTATCGGGCAGTTTAGGTGGTGAGTACAGAGGGGATTTGACTGTTGATATCGCTGGTCAAAACTTGATTGTCGAAGTCAAGTACAGAGACAGTAGTCAATTCCCTAATGTATTTAATTTACTAGAAGACAAAGATATTGCTGTATGTAAACGCAAGAAGGGCTCTCCCAAATACTGCGTCATCATAAAAGATGAGGTGTGGGAAGATGTCTTTGCGTATCTAATACGGCATGAATCAAACATAGAGTAACAACAGGAGTTCCAAATGGAAATACAAATCGACTTTAATAATTTACAAATCGAAACCCTTAACATGAACTTGGATAAGGACTTTGATAAACCAGCAACAGGCAAACAGTTATGGAAAATACAAAACCAAGTGCTGCGTAACCTTCGTATAATTGAAACTCTAAAGAAAGCATGTGTTACCTATCATGTTGGTGACAAGCAATATGCTGAGGTTAGTGACTGGGAAAATATTATGGAAGATATGGTTGCGTTTACGTTTCCTATATCTCTTGAATCAGCTAGCAATATTATCAAACGCTTAGTTGATATTGAGAAAAATAGTTTGGCATATCATAAACGACACATCGAAAAACAATTAACAAAAACAAAGAAGGAGACATCATGATAGAAAACAAAATACATTTAGTGAAAGACGGAGAAGGAGCAGTTGAACTATTGCTTGCATTCCGTACACCAACCTTTGCAAACATAAAGATGAAGCAAGAGCTCTTGGATATTAATGGTGTAAACATAGACAAGGTTCTTATTACTTGC